TTCTACAAGAACAAAAGATACAAGAATTTGACTTTTTGAAGGATACCCCTACTAGGGTTTATAAAAAGAATGAGTGGTACGCTTTTATTTACTATGAACCAATGGGGGAAAATCTAACTGAACAGGTGAGTCCTAAAATGCTTATTCAGGTAGTAACCAACTCTAAAGAGCTAGAAAATAGGGGCTGGAAGTTAGTGCGTAATTTCCCTATTAGTAAATTACAAGGGGATTTACTAAAGTTCTTACAGTTATATGAAGTCTATAAATTTAGAAGTTATAAAAATGGGTATGGTTTAGAATTTAATGGGCCATTACTGGAATATGTTGCGTATGGCTTAAGTGATCGAACAGAAGTATCTACTTTTTTAAAAATGATGGTTGGGGCTGGATATGATTTAGAAATAATCATACAGATCTTTTCAAATATCGTAAAAAAGAAATCTCTTGCCCGTGATTTTGTTGAATTGATAAACCGTTATGAGGTGTCAGTATGAATGTAAAAGGAGCATTAGAAATCATTAAGCAAGAAGAACAAAGCAATATTATCCCCTTTCAAAAACCACCAGAAGAAGTAAGAAAACTAACTACTTTTGTGAATTGGAAAAAGACTGTAAGAGAGTATTTAGATAAATTTAATAATGATCGTCTGAAAAGCTTGATAGAAAAGGGTGCAACAGAAGAAGGAGCAAAAAAAGAAATAGATAAGCCGTTAAGCCATACAATGGTAGCAAGTATAATGTTAGATCTGTTTAATTTTTGCCGTATTGATAGCGAGGAAGGGGTAAGCCCTGTATATATCTATGATCCAGATAAAGGTATTTATATAAACGATCTGGAGTTTTTAAAGGACATTATTAACGTGATTGAGTACCGCCATAATGAACGTAGAGCAAACGACTGTATATATTCATTGAGACGACAGACACCACGAAAACAATTAGAGGATAACCTAAATTACATCATTGTAGGCAATGGTATTTACAATCGAACAACTAAACAGTTAGAGCCTTTTACTCCGTCTAAAATATACACTAGCAAAATTAAAACCAATTATAACCCAAACGCCCAGAGGGTAAACATAAAGGGGTGGGATTTTGAGAGCTGGCTTCTAGATCTCTTTTCAGGAGATAAAAGCCTTTATCGACTAGCATTACAACTATTACACGCCTGTATCAGAGGGGAGAGTTTAGGGAAAATGTTTTGGTTTATTGGAGAAGGTGGAACAGGGAAAGGGACACTCCAAGAGCTTTTTATAAATCTTGTTGGGCGTGAAAACATAGCTAGTATAAAGATTACGGATTTAGATGTAAACAATCGCTTCACACTGGCCCAAGCGTTAGGAAAGAGGGCAGTTATTGGGGACGATATTCAACAAAAGGCACTCATTAAAGATACCTCTAAATTATTTTCTCTAGTAGGTGGGGATACTGTTTCGGTTGAAAAGAAGGGGAAAGATGCCTATAGTGCTTATATAAAGACTGTTGTTATTCAATCAACAAATGAAATGCCAAGGCTAGATGGTGATAAAAACGCTATAATGAGAAGAATGGTAATCCTTCCATTTCAAAGAGTTTTTTCAGATGGGATAAAAAAACCCAATCGAGCTATTAAGTATGATTACATCAAGAGAAAAGAAGTATTAGAGTATGTTTTGAAGTTAGTAATAGATTTAGAATTTGACGAATTTATTCAGCCAAAAATTTCAAGAAAATACTTACTAGACTATCAACAATCTTTAGACACAATCCAGCAATTTGCTGATGAACTATTTCAAGATATTCAATCAACGTTTTTGCCTAATGATTTTGTCTGGTGGCGATTTACTGGTTTTGTGGAGTTTCATAATCACCAAAGTAGTTATACTAGCCAAGGGTTAAATAAGAAATTTGAGAAGTATTTACCGAGCGAATGGAGAAAAACAAAGTATCCTATCACCATTCCAAAAGGTCAAGAATTGCCCAAAGGGTTTAAACCGAAAGAAGACACCCCGAATTATCAAAATAAAACATATCGTTTTACACCTTCTAAAACTGTAAGAGGTTACGAAAAAACCACTACAGAACATACACATGAAATACACTAAATTGTATAAGTGTAGTAGTTGTAAAATATTGATACAATTGAGTTTTATTATATATTACTACACTACTACACTTAAATAATATAAATAATAATAAAAGAGTGTTGTATATCTGTATATATACTCTTATAAGAAATTCCGAGTTAGAAAAATAAGTGTAGTAGTGTAGTAAAAACGTGAAAACCCTTGTGGGACAAGGAGTTTAAGGTTTTGGAGAGATTTCCTAAGTGTAGGAGCAATTCTTAAGTGTAGGAAAAAAGAATAATTTTTAAAGAAAAAGAGGTCTCAAAATGGAAGAAAGTAAATTGAAAAAATATTTAGAAGAAGGCTATATTTTATTTTATAAAAATGGTATAATAGAAGTAGAGAAAGCGCCTATGTTTGGCGAAATTAATTTGAGCTATTCAGATGGTAAGCTTAATCTATTAACAAAAAGAGAAACAAAAAAATATGTCTATTGAGAACAACTCAGGGGCGTACCGTAAGCAATAATGCTAATGGTATGCCCCTTTTTGTATATCAAGAAAGGAGGTGTGGGCTATGGAAAGAAATGTTTTCCCTGATTATGTTGTAGGTGCTAAATTTTCAATGGATCCAGAAAAAAGGAAGAAAATCTTTTCAAACTGTAAAAAGAGTGAAAAGAACTTAAATAAAAGGAAACGTGAGATTTTAGAAAAATATGTCAAACATCAACAACAATCAGAAACTAGAGAAGATGATCTTGAAAGTTCGGAGAGTTCTAAAGGACAAGATAACTGCTAGGAACTTTAGAAAAAACTACAAGCAAAGAGCAGATATAAAAAGATAAAAGGAGAAAAACAAAAATGAAAATTGACTTAAAAAATAAAAAAGAAAAATTAGAAAATTATATTCGTAGTATTGGTTATGAAACAACTGGCCTTGAATTGAAAAGTGATCAAGCTATTATTGATCAAGCTATTATTGATAGTTACAAACAAGATGAAAAGAAAGATCTAGTTTCTCTAATTGATATTATCGAAGTAACTAGCAAAGATGGAAAGTATGAAGAGATTGACTTAGACAAGGTAGAAATGATTGAGATTGGTGATTCTCTTGGTGGCAATCGAGATGAAAAAGCTAAGACAGATTTTCTAGAAGTTGATTATAAGATGAAGACACTCGCTGGATTTCTTAACCTATCAAAAGAACAAATTGATGACGGTATGTATAATCTAGATTCATTCCTAGGAAATAGTATTGCTAAACTTGAGCGTAAAACTATGAACAAAGGTATTGGAAAAGTCCTAACACTTGCGACTGCAAAAAGTATTGCCTCTATCAATGACATTAAAGATCTAGTAGCTCTAGTGAACCCAGAGCGAGAAGTTTCAATTGTAGTTACTAATTCTTTATTTAACCACTTAGAAAAGATGGTAGATAGTTCAGGCTTACCAATTCTTAAAGTTAACAAGGTAAATGGAACTAGTGAAACATTCTATACTGATCATTTTGTAGTAGTAGATGATACTACATTAGGAAACGCTGGAGATAAGCTTGCATTTGTTGGAGATCTGAAGAACTACGCTAAACTGTTCAAATACAATCAGACATCTGTAAAATGGGTTACAGACTTTAAAACATATTCTGAACGACTTGCGCTATATACACGTTTTGACGTTAAGAAGGTTCAACCAACATTAGGTTATTTTGCAACTTGGAATTAAGAGGTAGTTAAATGGAGTTAGATTTATCAAAGTACCCTCTACAAGAACTTTATAAAAGATTTGAAGAGGTGGAACAGAAAGAGGCCAATGTTTCAAAGTTTGAAAAAACTGTCTTAGATGAAAAAGTAAAATTACAAAATTTTGAAGGATTTAGCCTTGACGATCTGGAAAATTTAATAGATGGTAATGAGGTTATTTCACACGATCAATTGAACTTACTAACAAAAAAACTAGAAAGTGTATCAAGAGAGCTTAAAGATATTAAAACAATTTTTCAAAGTGAAGTTCCTGTTTATATCCATTTTGAAACACGGAGACGATTTAGAAAAAGTGGTTTAGAAGCTTCTTACAAAAAAACTATTAAACATATCATAAAGGAGTTTGAAAAACTTCGATCAATTGAAAAAGAAGTGCAAGAGATCAATGATAAGATAGTAAAAGAAATTTCTAATAAACATAGTCTTTCAGGGTGTAGAACAGAGTTAGAACTAAACGCAATTACACCACTATTTAAACCAGAGGTAAGCGGTGAAATCTATCTAAATTCAGAAATTAAGAAAGCTAAGGAATTTTTAAAGTAATTCATTCTATATATAGCGGTACTCAATAAGTATCGCTATTACTTTGATTTTTGTAGACTTTAACACAATGAGGCAAGCATAAACTGAAAAAATGAAATGGCTAAGATCCTTTTAATAGCAAGGGAAGAGGAAAGATGGCGAGTTTCACAGAATGTAAGATATGTTAAACTGGAGGGAAAAACAAGGCGATAATGACAGAAAAAACACTGGTAAGTAGGTGTTGCAATGCAACAACAGATAGATACTATGCAACACCTTCTTAAGTTGAAGGGATAGGCTTAAATGAGATAAGGGTAGTATGATTACATAGAATAAAGGCTCTAATAAGTGAAATATAGGCCATTTAACAGGGCTGGTAGTATATGTATAGGGAGGGGTAATATTGCTTACTACAGGACAATTGGACAGGCTAGATGAAGAGCTAGACCGTTACAAGAACATAGATAATAAAATATTTTTGAGAAGACAAGAAATAATTTATAATAAAAAGTTTACTGAACATTCAAGTGGTTCAAATAAAATCAGTAATCCAACAGAAAATACTATTATAAGGCTAGAAAGTGATATAGTGTTACGAAATTTAGAGCTTTTTAAGGAAATAGTAGAGCTATTACTAGAAAAATTGACTCCAGAACAGATAACTTTATTTAATATGCACTGGCTAGGTGAACAATTGACATGGGAGGAAATCTCAGAGCGACTTGATAGACCAGTGAGAAGAATTAAAAAGCAAAGAAGAGCTATAATAGAGACTTATGCTAATATGATCAACCTATAAGAGATTAAGTAGATAATTATATAAGAAAAAATCAAAAGAAAATATAAAATAAGTTACTTGAATAATCATTTATTTGTTATTTTGCAAAAAACAAAAAATTGATTTTCTGTAAAAATTGATTTTATCAATTCTTGAATTTTTCAAGATCCCCCCCTCTTTAAAAAAATTTTTTGGATCAATCGGGAACCGGTGAAGGGAACTTTTTCCAAGTCGGAGGCTTCCAGATAAAAAGGGGTTGAAAACTAGCTTAAAATGGCCCAGAGTGGCTACTTTTGGAATTTAGAAATATATTGAGAGATAATAGCTATACATTTGTTTTGTATGGCTATTTTTATAGTAAAAAAGCCCCAAAATTTTGGAGCTTAATTCTTGCCTGTTGAACTCATTAGATTTAGTTCCCTTTTTACTACCCTTTAAGTTACCCCAGCATGTCTCACTTTGTCTGTGATTGTTGAAATACAATGTTTTTGGTGGTTAGGTTGCCTTATTATTACTATACATGTTTGAGTGCTGATAACAAAATGCTTTAATTTTAAG